GGATAGTACAAGCATTAATGCAGTAGAAACATTATTAGAAAAGCAAAAAGCAGATTTATTGTTTACCGATCCTCCATATGGTGTTGCTTATGAGGGAGGACATAATCAAAAAAAACGTAAAGGCATCATAGCTGACACGTTAGAAGGTGATGATTTAACTGGTTTATTTTATGGGGCTTTAATTACCGCAGTACCTAATACAAAAGATGGAGCGGCTTTTTATGTATGGTATGCCTCTGGTAAATCTATTGAAACATATGCGGCATTGTCTAAATTGCCCTTAAAACTTAGAGCTGTTATCCAATGGTACAAAGTAAAGTCTGGTCTTGGGGCATTTATGTCTCAATACATTCCTAATTCTGAGCCATGTATGTATTTGCATAAGGAGGGATGTTCGCCAGCATGGTATGGGCCAACAAACGAAAAGACTGTATGGGAATTGAAAAAGGAATCTAAAAATAATTTTCATCCCACACAAAAGCCCGTTGAACTTTCGTTGAGAGCGATTAACAACAGTAGTAAAGCTGGTGATTTGGTGCTAGATTTATTTGGTGGATCAGGAAGTACATTAATTGCTTGTGAAAAATCCAATAGACACGCTAGGTTAATGGAACTTGACCCAAAATACTGTGATGTTATAGTAAAACGATATGAAGACTACACTGGCAAAAAGGCCATATTGTTGACAGATGTAACACAAAATGATTCAATATTAACGAGTTCCCCTTAATAAAAATGCCTGTAATACCTCAAGAGCCACACGTTCCAACGGATGAAAGCCGTAAACTGGTTGAAAGCACCAGCGGATTAGGCTTGCCCCACGAACAAATAGCCATTCTTGTGGGTATAGATGACAAGACATTGCGTAAATATTATCGTGACGAATTAAACGTTGGTAAAGCCAAAGCTAATGGCCAAATAGCGAAAACATTGTTTAGTAAAGCCGTGGCTGGTGATACAACCTCATTGATTTGGTGGACAAAGGCACAAATGCGCTGGTCTGAAACTGTTAAGCAAGAGATGACTGGAGCAGATGGCGCAGCGTTGATCCCACACATTCAGGTTAGTTTTGTAAAGCCTAATGAATGAAGTCCAGCAAGCGATAAGCAAGGCAGAGTTTCCTGAGAAGCTCTCATGCCTATTCAACCCTGTCAAATCTAGATACAGAACGCTTTATGGCGGTCGTGGTGCAGGCAAATCTCACGGGGTAGCCAAAGCCTTGTTAATCAAGGGTGCAATGGCCACGCTAAGGGTATTGTGTGCCAGGGAATATCAAACATCCATTAGAGACTCAGTCCACAAGTTATTGTGCGACCAAATCGAGTTATTGGGTTTGTCAACATTTTATGAAATAACCCAGAACTCTATACGAGGTAAGAATGGTACAGAATTCTTCTTTGTGGGTCTAAAAAATAACATTGCTAACGTAAAATCAGTTGAGGGCGTGGACATTTGCTGGTGTGAAGAAGCACAGACCATTAGCAGATTTTCATGGAATACCTTGATACCTACGATTCGTAAAGAGGATTCTGAAATATGGATCACTTTTAACCCAGAATTGGAGACTGATGAGACGTATCAGAGATTCATTCTCAATCCCCCTGAAAATTCCATAGTTGCCAAGGTCAACTGGTCAGATAACCCTTGGTTTCCAGAGACACTAAGATTAGAGAAAGATTCGCTAAGAGCTAGAGACCCAGAAGCCTACAACACAGTATGGGAAGGTTTATGTAGGCAAACAGTAGATGGCGCTATCTTTGCCAAAGAGATGCAACTGGCCGAATTAGATGGGCGTATTACCAAAGTCCCATACGATGCCACAAAGCCCGTACACGCTATTTTTGACCTTGGATGGTCTGATGCTACGGCTGTATGGTTTTTACAGTTTGTGGGCATGGAAAACAGGCTTGTACGCTATTTTGAGACTAACCAAGAGACAATGACTAGCATTCTTAATAAGATGCAAGGGTTTGGTTATTTATACGATACTTTGTGGTTACCACACGATGCCGAGAACAAAACATTGGCTGGAAACGGCAGAAGTATAGAAGAAATTGTTAGAAATTTAGGATATAAGACTAGAATAGTACCTAAAGTACCAATTGTTGACTCAATTAACGCTGCTAGGACTATTTTTAGCAACTGTTACTTTGATCGAGAAAACTGCCATCAAGGGCTGGAAGCTCTCCGGCACTATCGCTATGAGGTTGATCCTGAGACTGGAATGTTTAGTAAAACACCACTTCACGACCAATATAGTCATGGTGCTGATGCTTTTAGGTACATTGGACTGATGATAAGCGAACCTAAGAAAAGTGTTAGAAAAGCACCTCAAATTGTTCAATCTTCTTGGATGGGTTAAATATGGTAGACGATCTTGAATCTAGTGAACTGATAGCTGATGCCCAAGGGTTTTTACATCTATGCGTAGAAGCCGATATGATGAATCGCACCGAAGCGCTAGAAGACTTACGCTTTAGTGCTGGCGATCAATGGCCTGTAGAGATTCAAAACTCACGCACATTAGAGTCTAGACCATGCCTAACTATCAACAAGATAGACGCATATTGTCGACAGGTTACTAACAACATTAGACAGCAACGCCCTAGAATCAAGGTTCATGGGGTTAATAGCGAGTCTGATGAGAAGATGGCTGAGATTCTGACTGGCATTTGTAGGCACATTGAGGTCAATTCTGACGCTGACCAAGCCTACGATAACGCAGCAGACTACACAGTTCGCATGGGTTGGGGGTTTATTAGGGTTAGTACAGACTATGTGCGTGAAGATTCCTTTGATCAGGAAATCTACATCAAGTCCATTATGAACCCCTTTACTGTTTACTTTGACCCCAACAGCATATTGCCTGATGGGTCAGACGCTGAAAAGGTATTGATTACCGAGGTGATCAGCAAAAAGCAGTTTGCACTAATGTACCCAGACGCTGACGAGGGCGTGCAGTTTAATCAGCGTGGAGCAGGGGATACTAACGCAGAATGGGTAATGAAGGAAGACATTCGCATAGCTGAATACTTTTATACTGTTAGAAAGCCCACTAAGCTCTTATTGTTGGCTGATGGTACTAAGGTATACAAAGACGAATATAAAGGCGATCCAGCCCTTGTAATCGACTCTAGAGACACAGTTAAGAAAGAAATACGCTGGGCAAAGCTCACAGGTATGCAAATCCTAGAAGAAGGTGTATGGCCTGGTCGTTTTATCCCAATTATTCCTGTTTATGGACACCAACTAATCGTTGAGAACAAACGCAAGAAGTTCGGTCTAGTGCGTATGGCCAAAGACCCACAGCGGATGTATAACTTCTGGCAAACTTCAATGACCGAGTCGGTTGCCCTAGCGCCTAAGCCTAAGTGGTTGCTCGCTGAAGGTCAGGATGAAGGACACGAGAACGAGTGGGCACAAGCCAACGTCAAGTCTGCGCCTGTCCTAAGATACAAGCAAAAGGACATTGAGGGCGTTCCTGCTCCAGTTCCTACACGCATTCAACCTGAAGCACCTCCTGCCGGCATTATGGCTGCTAGTGCTGCTATTTCCCAAGATTTACAGGCGGTAATTGGGATTGTTGACCCTAACCAACAACCAACTGGGAATATCTCAGGCAAAGCGCTAAATGGACAACAACAGCAAGTTGACATCACAAATTTCCATTTTTACGACAATTTGACCCGTTCTATTAGACATATTGGAAAAATTATTCTTGATCTAGTACCCAAAATCTACGATACCGAACGTGTTATGCGGATCATTGGAGACGATGGTCAGCCTGATCTAGTCAAATTAAACACACCCGGCACAGACGAGTTTGGCATTCAGAAAATCTTAAATGATGTGACAGTCGGTGAGTATGATGTGGTGATGGACACAGGCCCTGGCTACAACTCCAAGCGCCAAGAAGCCGTAACTGCGATGATGCCCTTGTTCGCTGCCGATCCAAACCTCATGGCAACGGCTGGTGACTTATTTATTCGCAATATGGACTTCCCAGGCGCTGATACCATTGCCGACCGCTTGGCTGCTGCTAACCCAATGTCTCAGATTGACGAGAAATCTAAGATACCACCACAGGTTCAGATGCAATTGGCGGTGTCTAAACAGCAAAATCAGCAGTTACAACAACAGCTCCAACAGCTACAATTGGTCATTAAACAACGCCAAGACATTGAAGGCGTTAAACAACAAGCCGAAACTCAGCGTGAACTCATGCGCCAGACGGCAAAAGCACACAATACTGAGTCGATGTTGGAAGCCAAAGTTCACGATGTGAATACAAGGGCTATAACGACCCAAAACAAGACCGAAATTGAGTCAATTATGGAGTTGTTGTTGCACCATATGGACACGGCTAGGCTTGAAAAAGAAATTCAGGCTAGAAACGCTGAACAATATAGTTATACGCAACAGGCCACACAATCAATTTCTTGACAAATTAACCATTTAGGGCTACATTGCCTTACAAACGTACCTATACGTCTTATAGGGTAAATTCTTAGGGAAACCTATGTCGGACAAAGAAGCGAGCCAAGTGCTCACAAGTGAGAATTCAGGTGAATTTTACGCACAAAAACTAGGTTTAGCTAAAGAGGAGGCTGTAGAAGCTGCAGAACCTACAGAACCTCAACAGAGTGAACCAGAAGCGCAAGAAGAGCCAAAAGTAACAGAAGAACCGAAGCCCAATAAGCTCGAAAAAAGGTTTTCTGAGATAACTAAGCAACGTGAAATGGCACGAGCCGAAGCGGAACGTGAGCGTCAAAGAGCTAGTGAACTAGAAAACAGGTTGAAAGAACTCGAAGCGAAGGTCGCACCCAAACCAAATTTGGATGAAGAACCCAAGCCTGACCAGTTCCAAGATGCGTTTGAGTACGCAAAGGCTCTGGCAGAGTATTCGACTGAGAGAGCATTAAAAGAGCGTGATAGGCAAGAATCTGAGCGTAAGGCGAATGAAGAACGTGCCAAAACAATGGCAGAGTGGAACAAACGCCAAAACGAAATTAAGAAAGAATTGCCTGATTACGATGACATGATAGCGTCTAGCGAGGTTGTTGTGAGCGACCAAGTGAGAGATGCGATTTTCGAGAGTGAGTTAGGCCCAAGAATCCTATATCACTTAGCCGAAAATCCCGAAGTGGCTGAAAAGCTAGGTCGGTTATCTACGATTGGTGCTCTTAGAGAGATTGGGAAGATTGAGGCAAGACTTGAAAAAGCGCCACAGGAAGAAGTGAAGGCTGTTACTAGATCAAACGCACCGAAGCCGATTAGTCCTATTCGTGCTACTAGCGTTCCAAGCGATAACTCTGTTGATAGCAATGGAGAATTTCATGGAACATTCCAGCAATGGAAAGAAGCAAGATTGGCTAAGAAGATTAGGTAAAAACTTTTTTCTAATTTAAAGGATTAAATCATGGCAAATAATCTGCTTACGATATCCAAGATCACCAACGAAGCGTTGATGGTTTTGGAAAATGAGTTGACTTTCACCAGTGAAGTTGACAGAAACTACGACGATTTATAAACCCTGCAGTTTGCGGTTGTCGGTGCCAAAATTGGCAACACGGTAGGATCATATTTGCCGTGTTTAAACCCACTCTGATTGACTTGGAACTCCTGTAGAGGACAACAAGGGGCAAGCGAAAGCAGCCTGAACGACTAAGTGAGAGGGACATCGAAAGGTGTAAGCGATAGTCTGAACTGTGGCTATAACTAAGCATGAAACCACAGAGGGAAATTCGAAGAAGTTTCCCCGCCAGCAATGGTCAGTAGGCTGAAATGCCGAAAGTAACAGGGTTTGAAATGTGAGACGACCCGGAAGGTTCATCGGGACAACAGGCCCGGCTTTGAATGTTGAAGACTTCAACGAGACTAGCGTACCTGTGACTTTGAGCACTCAATTCCACGTTGATACTCAATTCACCACGCAAGACTTGGCATTGTCTCTCGATATGTTCAGCGACCGAGTGTTGAAGCCCGCTGTTGCTGCTATTGCGAACAAGATTGATCGTGATGGTTTGTCAATGGCTAACTTGAATACTTCTAACATCGTTGGAACACCAGGTACACCTCCTACAGGTTTGATCACTTACCTAACAGGCCAAGCCTACTTGGATTCTGAGGGTGCTCCCCGTGATGGCCGTAGATCATGTATCGTTGAGCCCTTTACAAGCGCCACAATCGTTGATTCTTTGAAGGGTCTATTTGTACCCCAAGAAGCAATTGGCGAGCAGTATCGCAAGGGTTTGATGGGCCGTGACAGCGGTGGCATGAACTGGAAACTCGATCAAAACGTGGTTGCACAATCTTTTGGTTATTGGACTGGTTCTACACCTGGTTCAATTACTGTGAATGGTGCTAACCAAGGTTTGTCTAGTGGCTGGGCTTCTAGCTCCACTATCAACATTACTGCTACCGCAACAGGAACTTTGAATCCTGGTGACGTTATCAATTTTGCTGGTGTGTACGCTGTTAACCCACAAAATCGTCAAGCATATGGTTCTAACAAGTTGCGTAACTTTGTTGTTAAGTCAGCAGTTTCGCTAACCAATGGAAACACAAGCGTGACTGTTAGCCCTGCATTGATCTATGGTGGTCAGTTCCAAAACGTGACAGCATCTCCTGCTTCAGGCGTTGCAGTTACACCTTACAACATTGGTGTATCTTCTACATCAACAGTTTCACCACAAAATATCATCATGCACCGCAATGCGTTCACATTGGCAGTAGCCGATTTGGAATTGCCTGAAGGTGTCCATTTTGCAGGTCGTGCAAGCGATAAAGAGATTGGTTTGTCAATGCGTGTTGTGCGTCAGTACACCATCAATAACGACTCAATCCCAACCCGTTTGGATGTGTTGTATGGCTGGGCCCCGCTCTATCCTGAGTTGGCTTGCCGTGTCGCTGCTTAATTAACATCAAGGAGAAAACATTATGGCGAATCCAGGCCCAGCAACCACAGTAAGCAATCACCCACAGAACTTGGCCACAAACCAAGCATTGCGTTTGATTGCTAGTGCTCAATCAGTAAACCTATCCCAAGCTGGTGACACAGCAATGGTGGTTTTAGATGTCAGCAAATTTGTACCTGTTAGCGTACTCATCACTAACGGCTTGAACTCTAGCGGTGCAACAACCACTATTGCTACAGCTACTGTTGGTGTGTACACAGCACCAGGCGCAACAGGTTCAACAGTATTGACTACCGCTGCTTTAACTAGCAACACAGGTGGTTCTTATGTGACTATCAGCTCTGCAACAAATGCAAACACCGCTATTTCTAACGTATCTAACATTTATGTTAATGTTGGTACTACGATTGCAGCGACTTGTGACGTATTTGTTTACGGCTATGACCTCACGTTTTTACCCTAATTCGTGAGTAAATAAGAAGAAGCCATCCTCAAAAGGGGTGGCTTTTTTCGCATTTAAGATACAATTAATCAAAGGAGTTTATATGTCACTTCAAACCACAATTTTGAGAGGTAACATTCTCAATTCTTTCCTAATATATCCCACATTGACCCCAGCGGCTGTTTCTGGATCACAAGCTACACAAACATTCACAATCCCTGGCCTCATGGTCAATGACTTTGTGAATATTTGCTTGCAAGGTGCTCAAATAACTGGTGTTGGCATTGCTAACGCTTGGGTTTCTGCTGCGAATACTTTGTCAATCCAATTCACTAACAGCACAGGTTCTTCTGCGACCCCAGCATCAGGTGTTTACTCACTTGGCGTTGATCGTTTAGAGGGCAATGTTTATCCCACAAACGCTGCTTAATCATGTCTAATACTTCAGTATTTAGAATTGCTGGCCCTACTACTGCAATTAGCGTTACCACATCTTCATCGACTGCGGTAACCATTGCACCTAGTAATAACGACCAGATCAACTATGCTGGATTTATGAATACGAGTAACAATGTTGTTGCTGTGACGATTGCACCTACAAGCGCACCGGCTGCGGTCTTGCCTGTAAGTGGAACGCCTAGCAATTCTTTTGTTCTTGGGGTAGGTATGAGTTCACCAATGGTGGTGGCAGTACCTCCTAATTCATTTTCAGTTACTACAATTGGCACAGGGTCTAGCACCTTGTACATCACGCCAATGTCCGATCAGTCTTGATCTAAAGGGGGCTAATCACCCCCTCTTTTTTGGGTAGCAATATGTCAAATAACGTAAGTATTACGCAAACCACAAATATATTGCCTGTTCAGGCTTTATACGACCCAACTACACTATCGTTCATTACGTTTATTGGGCCTGCTGGCTTGCCATTTACGAGTGCTGCGGGCGGTGTATCGAGCGTTCAAGTATCAGGCGGTACAACAGGATTAACCACTTCTGGTGGCCCTATCGTATCTAGCGGAACAATCACAATTGGTGGTACTTTAGCGGTTGGATCAGGCGGTACAGGCGCTACATCTTCTGCTGGTGCTTTGACTAACCTATTGCCTAGTCAAACAGGAAATGCTGGTTATTTCCTAAAAACTGATGGAACTAACGTCAGTTGGGCGCAAGGTGGGTCTGGTTTAACCATCGTAACCGACACTACCACTAACGCATCACGCTATTTAGCGTTTACAAGTGCTACAAGCGGTGTAATTACCCAAGAGAACGTCAGCACAGGGTTAACATTTAACCCATCTAGCAACACGCTAACCACAACAACATTTGTGGGCGCATTGACAGGTAATGCGTCTACTGCAACCACAGCTACCACGGCTACTAACCTAACAGGTGGTGCTAATGGTTCTTTACCTTACCAAACAGGGTCTGGGACAACGTCATTTTTGGCGGCTGGGTCTAATGGCCAGTATTTGACACTCTCTGGTGGAATACCATCTTGGGGTAATATCAGCACAGTATCATCTTTTAGTACTGGAACGACAGGTTTAACCCCAAACACAGCCACAACAGGCGCTGTAACCCTAGCAGGAACTCTTGCAGTCGCTAATGGCGGTACAGGTGTTACTTCTAGTTCTGGCGCTTCTAGCGTGGTTTTAAGAGACACTAACGCTAACGCCACTGCTAACATCTTTTACGCTGGGTTTACAAATACTGCAGCAGCGGGCACAACGACCACATTATTGGCTAGTTCAACCCCTAATTGGGTGGTGACAGGGTCAGGTGGTCAGACATTTAAATTGCCTGATGCCACGACTTTAAGCGCAGGGATTATTTACACATTCAACAACAACCAAACTAGCGGTGCTATTACTATTAACAACAACTCAGGGACATTGATTGTTTCCGTGCCGAGTGGCGGGTTTGTAACCTTAACTTTGTTAACGAATAGTGTGGCTGCAGGTACTTGGGATTACCACTATGGAGCACCATCTAACGCTTCTTGGTCGACAAATACCCTAAATTGGGCTGGTTCGATCACCAATACAACTTGGAATGGCGTAGCGATTGGCGCTACTTATGGTGGAACTGGGCAGACAACTTATGCGACAGGTGACATTTTGTATGCAAGTGCTACAAATACCTTGTCTAAGCTCTCTGCTGGCACAAATGGCTATGTTTTAACCCTTGCAGGTGGTGTTCCTACATGGGCATCAACTGCTTCAAGCACAACGATTACTGACGATACGAGTACAAATAGCACTCGATATCTGAACTTTACAAGTGCAACATCAGGCACTTTGTCAACGATTTACACAAGTTCTACTAAGTTACAGTACAACCCAAGCACAGGAACACTAACAACAACTGCTTTTAGTGGTTCAGGGTCAAGTTTGACGTTTGGCACAGGTACTTTGTCCTTGGCTGGTAATGTGACTCATTCAGGTGCTTACACACAGACATTTATAGCAACTGGCAACACTTCTGTTACTTTGCCAACGTCAGGCACATTGGTTAACACAGCAGTTACCACTTTGTCTAGCCTAGCATCCATAGGTACTATCACAACTGGCACATGGAATGGATCAGTTATTGGTGCTACTTATGGTGGAACTGGGGTAAATAATGGTTCAAATACCATCACTTTGGGTGGTTCATTTACCACTTCAGGTGCATTTACCACTACGTTAACAGTCACAGCAAACACCAACGTAACATTGCCTACAACAGGCACTTTGGCTACTTTGGCAGGTACTGAGACATTTACCAACAAGACTTTAACTAATCCTACGATCACATCGTATCTAGAGACTGCTCCTGCTTTGACTAATTCAAGTACAGCAGTTACTTTGTCTCTGTCTTCAGGAACTGTTCTTAGCTACACATTGACTGGTAACTGTACGTTTACCATGCCAACTGCAACGTCAGGCACATCGTTTATTTTAAAGTTAATTCAAGATGGCACAGGTTCTAGAACTGCTACGTTTACTGGGGTTAAGTGGCCTAGTGGCACAGCACCCACAATCACAACAACTGCTTCCACAGGCTTAGACATACTTTCGTTTGTATGTATTAACTCTGTTTGGTATGGCACTTACGCACAGGCGTTTGCATAATATGTTTGGCGCACCTAATTTTTTCTTTAGTGGGGCAAAAAAAGCAGTTACTTATTCAACAGTAATTCAGCAATTTAATTCCACAAGCAGTTGGACTGCTCCTGCTGGTGTTACTAGCATTAACTATTTAGTTGTTGCTGGTGGTGGTGGTAGTGGTGCTGATGGAGGTGGAGGCGGTGGTGCAGGAGGATTTTTAGCTGGTACAAATTTATCAGTAACTCCTGGTACTTCTTACACCATCACTGTTGGTGCAGGTGGGACAACAAACACTAGCATTACAGTAGTTGGTGGAAATGGTGGTAACTCTACCTTTGGTTCACTTGTTAATGGCTCAACTGGAGCAGTAGGTGGTGGTGGTGGAGGCGGTCATTCTAATGGTGCATCAGGAGGTTCTGGTGGCGGTGGTGCGGGATGGAATGGCAACACAGGCACAGGAGCATCTGGAACTAGTGGTCAAGGAAATTCAGGTGGTAATGGAGGTGTAGCAGTTGGTGGTGCTAGTGGTGGAGGTGGAGGCGGTGCTAATGCAGCAGGAGTAGCAGGCACAAGTAGCCAAGCTGGTAATGGTGGTGCTGGATTGTCTTCTACTATTACAGGAACAACTGTATATTATGCTGGGGGTGGTGGTGGAGGAGGATACACAGCACAACCTTATGGAACTGGTGGAACAGGTGGTGGTGGTAATGGTGGTCAAGGTGGTTCTCCTCTTGCAGTTGCAGGTTCAGCCAATACTGGGGGCGGTGCAGGAGGTGGCGGTGGTGCTGGTTACAACGGCACTACTGGTGGTTCTGGCGTAGTTATCATTTCTTATCAAGTACCAAGCACAACAAGAACTGCTATTTTTACTGGTTCAGGTTCATGGACTGCACCTACAGGCGTATCAAGTGTTAATTATTTGGTAGTGGGTGGTGGAGGTGCAGGTGGTGGAGTAGGGGTTTCTAGAGGAACAGGCGGTGGCGGTGGTGCTGGTGGATTCCTTACTGGCACAGGATTAAGTGTTACTTCTGGTAATACTTATACAATTACTATTGGTGCTGGTGGAACTGGTGTAACAGCGTATGTTGGAACATCAGGAACAAACTCAAAATTTGGATCATTAGTCAATGGATCAACTGGAGCAGTTGGTGGTGGTTATGGTGGTGGAGCTGATAATTCTACTTATTATGCTTCAGTTTCGGGTGGCTCTGGCGGTGGAGGAACAGGCGTAACTAGTACAACTGGAGCTTCAGGTACATCTGGACAAGGAAATTCTGGTGGAAATGGATCCACAGGTGGATCTAATTATGGCGCTGGTGGTGGTGGTGGTGCAAATGCTATAGGTGGAAATGGAGCTGGTTCAGTTGGTGGCAATGGTGGAAGTGGCACAGCCAATTCATATTCTGGCTCTAGCGTAACCTATGCTGGAGGAGGAGGTGGAGGCACTTATGATGGTGGAACTGTTGGATCGGGCGGTTCTGGTGGTGGTGGTAATGCTGGCACTACAAATGGTGGAAATGGAAATGCTGGAACTGCTAATACTGGTGGTGGTGGTGGTGGAGCATCGACTAACGATTCTTCACAATATGCGGGCGGTAATGGTGGATCAGGAATTGTGATTTTGTCATGGTAAAAATTTATCAACTCTATGGCATTGATTCTGCCATGCAATTACTTAGACCAAATGCTACTTGGCAGATTAGCAATCGTGACATTACCATTTGGGATGATCCAAGACCATGTCCAACATGGGAAGAAATAGATGCAACAATGGAAAAGATAAAGGCTTTTGAAGACTCAATCAATACCATTTGGACTGACGAACAGATTAAAGAATTAGGGGGAAGATGATGGCACATTTTGCAGGAATTGATTCAAACAACATTGTTACCCAAGTGATTGTGGTGGCAGACGCTGACACGGCTGATGCTCAAGGCAATCACATGGAATCCATTGGTATTGCATTTTGCCAACGATTGATTGGTGGCAACTGGAAACAAACCAGTTACAACACGCATGGCGGTGTTCACACATTGGGTGGCACGCCTTTTCGTAAGAATTACGCTGGCCTTGGATACACCTATGACGCTGGCAGAGATGCTTTCATTCCTCCCAAGCCATACGCATCTTGGGTCTTGAATGAGTCAACTTGCTTATGGGATTCACCAATTCCTTATCCAACTGATGTAGGAACACCAGACGCACCTAAGCGTTATACATGGAACGAATCCACTAAAGCATGGGATTTGGTTGCATGAATTTTAAAATACTATCAATAGAAACTGATGGGGACTTGATTACCCATGCTGAGTTTTTTGTTTCTTTAACTGATGGCACAAACACAGTTGAGCAACAAGGAACACATCAATTTGCAAATCCAGTCCTCAAAACACCTTTAAAAGAGGTAAAAGAACAAAATATTATTGATTGGATAATTGCAGAAACTACCCAAGATGGTGTAAATATCATACAATCTAACCTAGAAAAACAGCTAGTGCAAAAGGATAAAACTGCTTTGCCTTGGGTTTTCAACACTTTTAAACCTTTCGGTGGATAAAGATGACACAACCCATAGACATCATTAGCAGAGCGTTAAAAGACATAGGCGCATTAGAAGCTGGCGAAATACCCACGCCAGAAGCAGCACAAGACGCTTTTGATATGCTGCAAGATATGTTAGATCAATGGTCTAACGAGTCTATGATGGTCTTTTACAAGACAGAAATAGTATTTAACGTAACACCTGGTCAAACCCAATACTCCATTGGCCCTACAGGCACAATTCAGGCCAATTTTGTAGGTTCAATAAGTGGAAATGTGCTCACAGTCACATCCATTAATAGCGGTGCGGTCTCAATGAACATGGTTTTGAGTGGAACTGGCATCACGCCAGGCACGACCATTGTAGGATTTGGCACAGGCGCTGGTGGGCAAGTATTGGAAGCGGGCACTTACTTACTTAATGTAAGCCAAACTGTCGCATCGACTACGATTGTGGGCTACTATAAGCGCCCACTTATGTTAAATAGTGCTTTTGTGCGTGTTAATACGACCTCAAATGGGGTTGCTATTACAGGCGGTGGACTAGATTACCCTGTTTCTGTGCTCAATGTTGAAGAGTACGAAATGATCGGTTTGAAAACTCTTAACGGCCCTTGGCCTAAAGCGGTTTACTATCAACCCACAGAAATATTGGGCAATATCTTTTTATGGCCTAACCCAGCGCAAGGTGAAGTCCATTTGTTTGCGGACAACATTTTCACTAGAAACACATCCATGTATGACGTTATGGCACTTCCAGAAGGCTATAACATGGCTTTAAGATGGTGTTTAGCCGAAAGACTAATGCCTATGTATGGTAAGGCTAGTCCGGTCCAAATCGGCATGATTCAGAGTTACGCTGCCCAAGGTAAGAGTACGATTAAGCGTACGAATATGCGACCTGTCCAGTTGGCACGTTATGACAATGTACTCACATCCACTAAGACTAGGGATGCTGGGTTTATCTTACATGGGGGCTTCATTTAATGGCATCTACTACATTTATTGACGGCACAACAGTTATCAGGTCATCGTGGCTTAATGATGTTAATTCGACTGTTTATTCCGGCATTTTTCCTAATAACTCGATCACTTTCACAACAGCGGTGTGGGGTGGATACTCTATTGCAGCTCCCACAGGTTCAACAACCACATTTCTAAGAAACGATGGTACTTGGGCAACCCCATCAGGCGGTGGTGGTGGAAGTGGCACAGTTACTTCAGTTGCTCTTAGTGTCCCAACAGGTTTAGCAGTCTCAGGCTCACCCATTACGACAAGTGGAACTTTGGCACTTACTTGGTCAGGTCAAATTCCTGTGGCTAATCTAGCTAGTGGAACACCTAATAACGCATCCTTTGTGCGTGGTGATGGCATTTGGTCTAACACCTTAACTGGTAACGCATCATTTGGTGGTGTAGGTATTGGTAACCAGCTAAATGCTCCATCAGGTACTACTGTATATGGTATTACTTCAACTGGTAATTATGTCGGTATCCAAAGCAACTTTGGTGGAAGCACACCTTACACAGTTCTTTTATCAGGCGCTGCTTTCTTACCTTACTCCAATGGATCATCAAGTAATAGCGGTATTGCTTTGGGTGCTCCTGCTTCATTGTGGTCATCTTTGGGTGTAGCTGGTACGTTTTATTGGAACAATGCGACAATAACAGCACCTAATACATCTACAGGCGATGCTACTAAGTTCTTGAACAACCAAGGCTCATGGGTTGTACCAAGCGGTTCAGGTACTGGTTTGACCTCAGTTGGTCTATCAATGCCAACAGGATTCTCAGTCTCTGGTAGCCCTTTAACGTCTAATGGCACGCTTTCTGTTAGTTGGTCAGGCCAAGTGCCCACAGCTAACCTAGGAACTGGCACAGCGTCTTCTAGCACCTATTTAAGGGGTGATGGTACTTGGGCTACTGTGACGGCAGCGACACCTACTTTGCAACAAGTAGCGACTGCTGGTAGCACTTATTCAGGCGGTATCACAACTACGACTAACTCTACATTCGGTGGTGTGGGTGTTGGGGTTTCATCTAGTGGCCCTGCTGGTACTACTTATGGAATCGGAGCGTCAGCAAGCACTATCGGTATTGGAAACAATACGACTCAAGTTTACTTGTACAACTCTTCATTTATTCCTGCTAGTAACAATGCTCTGACCCTTGGGGCATCAGGTTATGCTTGGTCTAATTTGTACTTGTCTAGCACGTTTAATTGGAATGGTTATGGTATTTCTGCTCCTGCTGGCAATACATCGACTTTCTTGAACAACAATGGGCAATGGACAACGCCTACAGGAACTGTACCTAGCCTAGCATCGGTTTGTGCGGTCGGTAACAGTTATTCAGGCGGCTTGGCGATTACAGGCGCATCTTACTTTGGTTCGGCTAGTACATTTGCCAATACTGTAGAGTTGTACACACAATCCACGGCGTCTTCAAGTAATGCTTTTGGTGCGTATGTAAGCAGTTCTTCAAGTAACGCTATCGCTGCGGTGGTGGCTAGTACAAGCAGTAACCTTATTTTCTTTGGTTATGGATCACCTAGTTCAATTACTCCAGTAGGTGCAATTAGCACAAATGGTTCAACTACAACCTATGGAACAACTTCAGATCGTAGGCTAAAAACTGACATTGAAACACTATCGTCTGGCGTAGGTATTTCTAAGATCAAGGCTTTGACACCACGCTCATTTAAGTGGATTTCTAGCAATGAAGCAGACGTTGGCTTTATTGCTGACGAACTCCAAGCGGTAGTTCCCACAGCGGTCAATGGTAGTGCAACAGCGGTAGATGAAAACGGCAAACCTGTTTATCAGACTGTTGATAATAGTTTTGTCATGGTATATTTGATCCAAGCAGTACAAGAACTCATTGCAAAGGCAGGCCTATAATGGACTTTGGGTTTGTTGGCCCATCGTACACTTCTCCATCAATCTACCAAGATGATCAGGAGTGTATTAACTTTCGGCCTGAAGTTGACCCACTTAAGCAACCAGGCCAAAGAGGTGTTGTTGCTCTCTACCCTACACCTGGTCTTACCTTATTCACCAATTTAGGCAACGCTGAGATTCGAGGACTACGCACCATATCTGGTGGTAAGTACCTGATAGCGATATGTGGCGCTAACGTGTACGCAATTGACACTTCTGGTAACACGTTCAGTCTAGGTAGCCTAACAACCACAACAGGTCGAGTCGGTATTGCTGACAATGGCCTGTATGTAATGATCACAGACGGGGTAAATAGATATAGTATTTATATCAGCACCTTTATTACCACATCGTTTATTGGTAACGTCTCAGGGTATCAGATCAACGTCACAGGCATCATTTCAGGGCCTTTGGTGGTTGGTCAAGCCGTCACAGGCACAAATATACCCCCCAACACGATCATTACATCAGTACCTACTTCTGCTAATGGTTTGGGTTTGTATTCCATTAATAATTATGTTTCTAATGGTAGCGTGACAGCAATTAACCTATTAAGCGCTGGATCAGGTTATACAACACCCCCTACAGTTACAGTCGCTAACCCTGGCTATGGTGGCACGATAGCATCGGTGACATGGAACTCTATTGGGATTGTGAGCACAAGCATCACATCAGGTGGCACGGGTTACACAGTCGGTGACATCATTACGGCTTTTGGTGGCACATATACGACTGCTTGCCAACTCAAAGTGACAACAGTATCTAGCGGTGTCATTACTGGTGTTTCAATTGTTAATGTTGGAACGTACACACAAGCTCCAACGGGTGCAGCGTCATTTAGCGGTGGAACAGGTAAAAACGCTACCATTACGCTCACTTTTGGCTTAAATAACGATTATTCAATAGCCAATGGTGGCTCTTTTTACACTTCTAACCCAGCGTTGAGTTTCAGCGGTACGGGTGGGGCATCAGCTTTAGCCAACATTTCTCCTTTGGGTAATTCGTCAACCATGACGGCTTATGCGTTTTCAGTATTGCCAAGCACAGATGGCGCATTTACTGGCGCTGATGTGGTGGACATCGTAGACAACATATTTGTTTACAACAGGCCTAACACGCAACAATTTGGCTCTAGTAACCTTTTAAGCCCGTTATCTGCACCTTTACAATTCTCTAGTAAAGATGGCGCACCTGATAATTTGGTGTCTTTGATTGTTGACCATCGTGAGATTTACCTACTCGGTGAGGTGTCTAGCGAGGTTTGGGTGGATGTGGGTTCATTCCCTTTCCCATTCCAAAGAATACCTGGCACATCAACTCAACACGGCATTATTGCCAAATTCTCGGTCTCTAGGGTTGGTAACTCATTTGCTTACCTATCTAGAAATCAGCGTGGTCAAGGCCAAATCGTCATGATGAACGGCTATGTGCCAACTAGGATATCTACCCACGCAGTTGAGCAAACTTTGGTTAACCAAAATATCTCAGACGCAATTGCTTGGACTTATCAGCTAGAAGGTCACGAGTGTTATGTTATTACATTCCCTAGTTTAGATTTAACTTGGGTGTGGGATAACACGACAGGAATGTGGCACAAAATGCTATCGGTCGACAATAACAATGTCTACCATCGTCATCGAGGTAATTGTTCTGCGGTATTTAATGGATTTGTGTACGTTGGGGACTATCAGAATGGAAATATCTATTTATTAGACCCTAGTAATTACACAGAAAACGGCCAAGAAATTAGAAGATTAAGAAGAGCACCACACCTAGTTTCTGATTTGCAACGTCAATATTTTGAAGAATTGCAGATTCAGTTTCAGCCAGGCGTGGGATTATCAACCCCCAATGCTAGTTATACCTCTTCAGGTATAGCAGGTATTGCCATTTCAGGATATGCAATAAGTGGAAATACTCAAACAGGTCAAGGCACTACTCTGGTCTCCAGTTCTCCATATTCTTTTTCAGGAGTTTCTTTAGGTGCTCCAGCTCTAGGCGCAACAATATCAGATATCCCCTATGGGACTGATTCACTCCAAAAAGTAGACATTATTAGTCCTGCTTCATGGGATGTGGTCAACAAGAATGGCCAAATGCCCAATGGTGTAGTCCTATGGATTCATGGCGGTGGATGGTCGGGCGGTGACAAAGCGAGCGACACAGCTATCTACAATCCGATAGTTTTGGCCAATTACGTTGTTATTTCTGCTAATTACAGACTAACGCCATCAGGTGACTATCCGAATGACGTTAACGACATTGCACAAGTGATTAACTTCTTGTTAAACCCTGGCGCATCTTCAGCAGCGCCTAGCCAAAACGCATTGTGGACTAGCCTACAACAACAAGTGGCTCAGTTTGGTTTGATGGTGGCAGGTAACAGCGCAGGCGGTTATTTGGCTCTACAAGGCACAATAGCCCAAGCTCAATCCAATGGAACATGGCCAACTGCTTGCATGAATCTTTATGGCCCAATGAACTTGGTGACAGTCGGTGCTGGTGACGCTACGAATCCTATTGGATCATTCGGAGTTGGACTGATCAACACTTACACGGCTAACTCAACGCCATTGGCTGCAAGTCCATATTATTCGCTAACAAGTTGGGAATCTATTCCTACCTTTTACACGAATAAATGTCATTTCTACATTTGGTACAACACCAACGACACACTAGCGCCCCCAACGTCAATTCAGCCCTTTGCAGCCAATTTAACGACTGCTTTGACCAATCGGGTTACGACTACGCAAGTCACGCTAGGAACGCCAACAAACGGCTCTGGTGGGTATCCTACGCAGTACACAGCCAATCACAATGTGACTAGCGCACAAACTGCTACGGCTTTGCTCAATGCGTTAACACTTCAGTTTCCAAAGTACAACATTCCTAGCCCTGCTTTTGAAGGCTCACAAGGCGTTGATCCTAAAGCAATGCTCAGGTGGTCTAACGATGGTGGCTCAACATGGTCTAAGGAGCATTGGGTCAGCATTGGTAAAATTGGCAAATACAAGAATCGTGCCATTTGGAGACGTTTGGGATGGTCTAGGGATAAGATTTTTGAGGTGGTGGTAACTGATCCAGTCAACGCAACGATTGTGTCGGCTAACCTTAAAGCGACCCAAGGGGAGAACTAATGGCTAACACCTATGGTTCACCCCAGACCAACCCTTACCCACAGGCTGAATTCTTAGATGCTAGTTCTAAAAGACCTACACGCCCTTGGCAGCAGTTCTTTTTGAATATGGTGAACTTTAGCTCGACTATAACAACCCCAGCGCTTCCATCTAGCCCAGTCGGTTATATGCAAGTCACAGTCAATGGTAAACAGTACAAAGTACCTTATTACAACCTATGAATTACAACAAAGAATTAGAAGGTGTTTTTGAGATCAATCCAGAAGTCGGCCACACATTTGCCGATGGGTTGTACTCTAAGCAAATGATTATCCCCAAAGGATTTGTCGCTGGGATGCACAAACACCACTATTCACACCTGTCAATTCTGGCAAAAGGTAGGGTCAAAATTACTACAGAAGACTATAATAAAGAAGTAACTGCGCCATTTTGTATTACTATTGAAGCAGAAAAAAATCATTCAATAGAAGCATTAGAAGATTCTGTATGGTTTTGTATTCATGCGACAGATGAAACTGAAAATGTCGATGATTTTTTGATTTATAGGAGTTAATTATGCCATTTGCATATCTAGCAGCAGCAACAATCGGAAGTGCCTTAATTGGCTCTCAGGCATCAAAGTCTGCTGCCAATACGCAAGCACAAGCGGCTTCTAATGCTCAACAGCAATTACAAACCAATTATCAAAACCTAGCGCCCAATTATGCTCCTTATCAGCAAACTGGGGCACAAGGCTTGGCTGGATTGAATGCTCAGAATCAATATTTAACAACACCACAGGCCACTTATCAGCCATTCACGGCTCAAGACCTGAACGCTAATTTAGCACCTAATTACCAGTTCCAATTGCAACAAGGTCAGGCAGCGACCAATTTGGCTAACAATGCGACTGGCGGTTTGATTGGTGGTAATGCGTTAAAAGGTCTAGAAGACTACACGCAAAATACTGCACAAGGCGCATATCAAAATGCTTTGAACAATTACATGACGCAACAAGGACAAGCGTTTAACCAAGGTCAAACACAACAAACCAACATTTATAACCGACTTGCTGGCATAGCAGGGATTGGTCAAAACGCTGTTACAGGGTTGTCTAACCTTGCTACAGGCAACGCCACTAACATAGCCCAGTTGGGTGTAGGCGCTGCTAACGCACAGGCAGCAGGTACTGTAGGCGCTGCCAACGCAATTGGTCAAGGTATAACAGGGGCAACATCAAACTTAACAGCGCCTAGTCAACTTAATTACTTGGCTACATTGTTAAACCCCAATACTTATACTAATAGTCAACAGCCCGGTTATGGTCAAGTTGTACCCCAAAGCGCAACCTCAACTCAGGTGTAAACATGGCAGACTTCAACTTTTCTGACGTAGCATCTAAGATACAACCTCCCAAAGAGGGTATGTCCCTTGCTGACATGGTTAACATGGCTAGGGGTGTGCAAGCATACCAACAGGCCGGTCAATTAAACCCTTTGCAAGCACAAAAGGCTCAACTTGAGTTGGAGCAATTGCAAAAAACAATGCCTTTATCACTAAGAGAGCAACAAGCCAAGACTTCATTAGCAGAAGGTGTTTTAAGCCCATCAATTTCTAAAGCAACATCAGAAGCTGAAACAGCACAAACAGGTACGAAATCAGCGCAATTAAAATTGTCAGGAGAAAAACTAAAAAGGGTTTTGGAAATATCTGGTGCTAGAGCAACTGATCCTGAAGTAATTAAATTGTCTGAATTGGCAAAATCACAAGACCCAGAAATTGCTTCAAAAGCCAAGAAACGTCTTCATCAATTGAATTATGAAGATTTTCAAACAGCAGTCAAAGGTGGCTTAGATGGTGCTGAGGCTATGGAGAGCTTTGGACACATTACACAAAAAATAGATTCAAACCCAGAGCAATTACCTGCTTTGTATCAGAATGCTGTGAGAATTGGATCGGGCGCTGCTGGTCAATTAGGATTGCAAACACCCAAAACTGGCGTTAATGCTGCAGGTCAGACTACGGCAGTTAATCCTGTTACTGGTCAATATGAGGTTATGGGCACTCCTCAAACTAACCCCATGAGTTCTAGGACACAAACATTTACTGATCCTATTACTGGCAACATAATCCAAGCACCATTGACACCACAAGGAACATTGGGAGCACCTAGCAATTTAGCTGGTTCTAGCTCTGGCCCGTTGCCTCCAGGTATGTTGCAAGGTTTGTCTGGTAATGTGGGCATGGGTAATCCAAACGCACCTCAAGCCATTCCAGCATTTGAAAATAAAGATACATTGGCAGCGGCTAGGGCTATTCAACTTGATTCAAATCAAAGAGCAAGCAAAGTCGCTGAAACACAATTCAATAACAATCAAATTATTAAACTCGCCGATGAAGCAATAACTGGCCGAGGTGCTGCTAATCTTGGTAATTTGACAGGTGGTTATGCGGTACTAAATGGTTTGGGTATTGGCGGTGGAAACGCTACAAACTTACAACAATTAGGCCATTTCATGTCTTTAGAGACTGCTAATTTGGCTCAGTCTGCTGGCTTGGGTACTGATTCAGCAAGAGGTTTGGCTAATGAAGTAGTTGGTAAGACTGATTGGACACCAGAAGCTATTAAAAACACAGCCAAAACAAACAGGGCATTGTCTACTGGTATTGATTTGTTTAATCGTGGTGTCAATAATGCGGTTCAAGCGCAAGGCAATAACCCATTGGCAGCAAAAGATTTTAGAAACAAATGGTCACAAGTTGCTGATGTTGAAGCATTAAAATTAATGGATGCTGTGAAAAACAAAGACCAAGAAGAAATTAAAAAGATTGTCAAAGACTTGGGTGGTGTTGATTCAGAAAAGTACAAGAAATTATTGGCAAAAACTGGTTTTATCAATAATCTAATCAAAGGTCAATGATGGATGACGAGTTTTCACCAGAAGCGATTAACAACGCAGTCTCACAAACTTTAGGTGTAAAAGCGCCTAAGTTAGAGTCTGTGCAAACAAATACTTCAGATTTAAATTCTGAAGATATCAATAGGGCTGTTTTAGAAGCAGTAAAGCCATCAACAACAATTACTGCCAAACCCCAAGCGCAACACGATAAAACCATTACTGATTACTTTAAAGGAGTTGGTCGAGGTTTAGCGTCTTTAGGTGACGTTACTGTTGGAGGTGTATTGCCTATTGCTGGTCAAGTAGTCCAAGCTGCTGCTAGACCCTTTACAACACCTCAACGTGCTCAAGAAATTGGTGGAGCAGTATCTAGCGCTATTGACCAACCATTTGGCAAAGCATTTGGTGTTACAGAAACACCAGAATACAAACAAGAAACATCAAGATCATTAATGGATTTTGTTGGCAAGTATGCTAATTTAGGTGCTGAAAAGATTAGTGAATTAACTGGCGGTCGCTTGCCTGTTGAAGACGTACAAAATATGTTGGGTACGTTAACTATTCCTGCTGGCAAAGCATTAGGAATAGGCGGTAAAGCAATAGGCTCTGAAGCCAAGATGGTTAGTGATGCTTTAAAAAGCAAATTTGCTGGTGGCAAAACACCTCAAGCAATAATGCAAGATTTGCATGGGGCAGAAGTTAGTGATTTGGCTGGCGTTGGTGCTGCCAAGTCCGATATGAACCCTTACTCAAGTTTGACAGGGGAAGAAAAGTCTAGAGGGCAATATCCTATTGTCAAATTGTCTAAGATAGCTGCCGATGTGCCTGTATCTGAACAAAAGACTAGGTCACAAATTGCAAACAAAGTCTTAGGTGAAAACAATCTAGTTCGTACTGGCGTTCTTACTGGAAATGAAGATACTTTAAGAAACGAATACACAGAAGCCAAAAAAGCAAATCCAACACCCAAGGGTGAATTGCTTAAGGAACAAATTGCTAATGAACAAAATGCTTTATCTGATTTTTCTCAAAAACTAGTCAATGACACAGGTGCAAGTCAAACATTGACAAGCCCTTATGA